CATGGAACCGTCGCCCCTAAGGGCGGCTTCATGGCCGGAAGGGAGGCACTGGGATGGCCAGTGGCGTTCGCAGTTGTCGGAAGCGTCGCGAGTGAGCGACCGACTCCCGACGACGGATCGTCATACTGATCGTCGATCTCAGGGCTTGGCTTCCCCGGGCCGGTGCGCGCTGCCCACCGCATCCGGGCTAAAGGTGCGGAGGAGAGGAGAAGGGAGCGATGGCTGATTTCGACACCACGAAGAAGTGGGAGAAGGTCACTGTTGTCCCCGCGCCGCGCGTAGTGGTGCGGGACGCTGCAGTCGATGTCGGCTCTTTGCTCTCTGCGGCTGAGCGTGGCGAGGACGTCGCTTCGCTCATTGGCCGCTCGGTATCTGCAGAGGACCTCCTGCGGATCCAGAAGAAGGGGAACCGGAAGCTCGTGTCGCCTGACGACGAGTACCGGCGCCTCGGCGTTCCACCGAACCTCGCTCCCTCGAAGGAGAGGGCGGAGTATCGGTATCGCAAGGGGAACGAGATGGTGCAAGTCACCCCGCCGCGTGAGACGGATCTCCGGCGGATGTTCGAGGGGACCCCCCATGTGGTTTTCCTGCCGTCGGTTCAGCGCGATCCCCTGGACCCGCGGTTCGAGAAACAGAACCCTGGACAGAAGTTTTCGCCAAACTTCGTGACCAACATGCTGACTCAAGTCAGCTACGCGAAGGCGATGGACGTGGCCATGCGCGTCATCGCCCTCCCGTACGATCAGTTCACCGCGGCGGAGGTCGGGGAAGCCTGGGGGTGGGCACGGAAGGCACTGGAGTGCCAGGTCCAGTCCGGCCCGCTCATGGGAATGTACCACCGGCTTATCGCCAGCGTCGGCCAGTCCAAGCCCAACAAGGTTGATTGGCAGAGCCGAAAGGAGAGCATTCTGGCTCTTCTGCCGTACGATTCTTCCCGTGCGCAGAAGATGGCCGGGCGCGAGCTCCGCGACTTGCGGGTGGAGCTCCATCTGAAGTCGGGGTCGGGGTACCCGTTTCAGAAGGCCAAACACGAGGTGCTGAAGCAGTCCTACGAACTGGCGGCGGAGATCCTTACCGCCGTCCACACCGGAGAACTGAAGAAGCTCATGCAGGCGCGACAGGAACTCTTCATTGCCCAGGTGAAGAACAAGCTCGACCTGTATCTGTACGAGGAGACGAGGGAGTCGGTTCCTGCGTACTTCGTCTACCCGTTTCACCTCGTGTGGCTGTTCGCAGCCGTGTGGCAGAATGTCACGCGGTGTATGCGGACGTTCGAGGAGGACCGTTCGTGCTTCAACATGCACGGTTTCCGGTGGCAGAAGGGCGGGGCACAGCGGCTCTACGAGTGGCTGGTCTCTGTCTGCGAGACGCCGGGCCTGCATGGGAAGGCCTACTCGGACGACAATCTGTGGGTGCTGGTGGTCCGCGTTGGGGGCGAACTCGTGTGTTACGTCCTCTGCGTCGACTACAAGCGCATGGATCTGAGTCTGCACACCGATCATGGCAAGCTCGGGCAGTGGTACGCACTCGCCGTCCTGGACAAGGTGTTGGATGACACCTGGCGGCGGGTGGTTGCGCTGTCGTGCCAGATGGCATTCCAGACTGTGGTGGCCGTGGGGTACGCTCTTGTGGTACTCATGCAGCATAACCTCAAGTCTGGGGTTCCGGGAACACCAGAGTTCGACCAACTCGCGTCGGCGGACGCCTTCGTGGTGTTTCGTGAAGCCTTGAGCGCTCAGCTCCCCCAGTGGGAGGTAAGCAACCTCGGCCGCTTGCAGCACGCGCTTGACGAAGCCGCGCTCGCGGTCAAGACGAAAACTGGTCTCCTTGTGAAGCGGGAGACCCTCAAGATGATCCGCTTCACGCCCGATCAGGAGGACTACCGGGAGATCACCTTCCTGGGGAAGTACCTGGTCGCGGTCCCGAACCTCCGTCCTCGGGTCTACGTCCCTGCGTCTGATCCGGCGCGTGCACTGGCGTCGGCGATCTCTCCAAAGAGCGCGTTGAAGGGGAACGCGCTTATCATGGCGCAGATGACCCGAGTGCGGGACATTTGTGTGGCTGGCGGCTATGCCCACCGCCAGCTGTACTACGGCTTTTGTGCGTGGTTC